TACTGCATTGCGTGGATTGACGTCTCGGTAAAAATAATGATCTGCTGCTTCGTTTGAACGGCTGTGATGATCGCGGACCCTGTACCAATCCGCAGCTCTCCCGCCGTGTTGGTAGCCAAAGACCGCCACTCCGCTGGGTTCTCTTGGTCAGAGAACCGGATGACAAGGGGGTCTTGAACACCGGGAGAGCTTTCAGGGTCGCAGCCAAAAGCAATGACATGACGGTCTCTTTCTGAGACAAGCACGGCCTTTGCCACCGTTGGGGCGACCTGTGCCCCGGGCAGGCTTGATAGGGGGACGGCGCGTGTAGCCAAGCCAACGCTTTCATCCCAATAGAAAATGCCACCGTCCTTAACGCAGATGATGAGGTCCTCACCGTAGTTGTCCTGTGTCCAAACGCGCAACTGAGACCCGGGGATGGTCACCGTCGCCCCGGACCCCCACGTTAAACGAGACCACACACCAGAACCCCAGCCCGTACCAAAAACCGAGACGTTTAGGCCTGTGTTGATTTGGTAAGCACCGATGACCGAGGCCCCACCGTTCCCGACATCAGACGCGTTGGCCGCAACACTCACAGTGATCGTGTAGCTGTTCGCGTTGATGACCGTTGTGATTTGGTGCTCGGCGTTCAGGATGGTCCCGGTAATGACGCCACCAAGCGACGCTGCGCCAGAGAAAGTTACGAAGTCATTAGGCAACGCACCGTGGTTCGTGTCGGAGACGGTGATGACCGCCGACCCGTTGGTCGCGGCAAAGGTGACCGCCCCAGCAACTGTCGTCTCACGAAGCGGCGTAATGTCGTTTAAGCCACCACCCCGGGTAGCGTAGTACTTCAGATTGGTGCCCATGCCCGTGTAGACCGTCCCGTCAAGAGCGGTCCATGTCATGAGGGAGCGCCCAGTTCCGAGCGACTGTTCCAGAGAATACTTGGTCCACCCGCCAATGCTCTCAGGTTTCCCGGCCCGGAAGCGCACAAGGTTACCATCCCACCAGCCACCCTCGTTGGCGTAGGCGGTGGTTTCGCGGTTGATACCGGGCCGGAATACGAGCTTCGAGAGTGGCATGGCGGTCTCCTGTTGCTGGAGATACTACATTACCCGAGCAGTTTAGCCAATGTCTTCGGACCAGCAACGCCGTCGGCAACAAGGCCATTGTCGGCCTGCCACTTCTTTACCACGTTCGAAGTCCAAAACCCATAGATACCGTCGGCGGGGTCAATGCCAAGCTTCTCCTGCACCTGCTTTACCAGAGCGCCTGTGCTGCCGCGCTTCAGGGTTTCGTTCCCAACGGCCGCAGGGGCTGGGGTCGGAGCAGCTTTGGCCGGGGCCGGGGCCGGAGCAGAAACCTTGCCACCCAGTCAAGTGCGCCCTTCTTGGTCAGCAAATACTCGGCTGCCTCCTCGGCGGTCATGCCAACGGTCTTTCCAAAGGCAGTAGTATTCGAACGCCCAGTAATTTGCTTCAGACCTTTTCCTCTGAAAAAATGGCCGTCATTTTCCTTGTGATTGCCTAAAGCACCTGACTTGGAGCGGTTTTTATCCATGTACACATAGTTGGCAATCTTCTCAGGCTTGCCCGCATATTCGGCGGCGTTCTCTTTGCCGGGGCCAAAGTAGCGCGGGAACACCTTCAGGAGCGTGGCCTCCTTGTAGTTCAGGTTCTCTTCGAGGACGCGGAAGTCCATGCTCTCATGGGCGCACTGGCTGATGAAGCCAGCGATGCGCTTGTCGGTGGTGATGCCGTACTTGGGCAGCATCTCGTTGAGGGCCGCGCACCACGCTCCAACTTCCTTGTTGGTCGGGATCATAACGGCCAGTTGGGCTTCGGTAATCAGGCTCATCTATATCTCCTATTCGCACCACGAGGACTTAGCCTCGCCTTTATATGGACGGGCTAGGCCCGCTGAGATCAGGCTTTGAGCTAGGCTCTGGTGGTCAAGATAGACCTCACCCAGAACCCGGCCTCCGTACTTGTCCCACTTGAGAATTTTAATATCGATCTCAAGGGCGTTGGCGACCGCGTCTTTTGTAAACGCGCTTGCCTTTCTAGCGAGGGCTGCCTCCGCGTCGCATTGAGCGCGAGGGGCTTTTTCGGGGGTGTCAACGCCCATGACTCGAATCGACAGTCTTGGCGGCAGGGGCGACGGAAGAAAATCCACCGCAATCTCCACGGTATCGCCGTCAATGACGCGGGTAATTTCATAGGGCGTTGCCAGCGCAGGGCTGGCCGACAGGAGGAGGATGCCAAGCCACTTCACTTCTTCGGTCTCTTGATCGGCACCTTCTTGGTGACGGCGTCCAGCGCAGCTTCTTTTGCCATGTCCTTGCCCATGCCGCCGAGCAGGTCGCCGACGTTGCCAGTGGCCGCAACCTTGATTGCGTTCTCCACCGGGTCAGGCAGGTTCACCTTGTCTAGCACGGCATCAATAGCTTTTTCCTTGAGCTTGCGGCCCATGAACATTCCAACGAGTTTGCCAATCATTCGGTGTACTCCTTTGTCGGCGGCTCATCGTTGCCACCCCTGTTGCGATTGTTGCCTGATGCCATGATGCCGCCGAGAGCGCCGACGATAAACGAGGCGATGGGGGTCAGCAGTTCGAAGAACTTGCGGTCGTTCTCGCTCGACTCGCCAAGAGGCTGGGTCACGAAGACAAGGCTGTAGAGGATGGTGAAGATGGTGCCAGCCAAGATAACCACCAGCGAGCAGCCGATGAAGTATCGAAGCTTAGCTTCCAGATAGTCAGAATCGTTTTTGCTCATTGCGAGGCTCCCGTTAGATCAGTCGCACAGTTCCTAGTACGAAGGCAAATAGGTGGCTGACATTCTAAAGCAGACCAGTTGGCTGGGTCTTGGCATGGGTAACGATAGAATCCGTCACCAGAAAAGTAGATAATCGTCACGACAGAAGCAGCAGCAACTGCCCAGATAATCTTCTCTAGCATCTTACCACCTCCCTAAATAGCGGCCCCAGAAGTATAGACCAAAGCCAGCGATAACGCTCGTCGCCAAGATGATGACCGTCCAAAGCGCAGCTTCTAGAAGGCCTTCGATCAGTTCCTTGCGACGGTAAACCTGCTCTCGCTGTTGTTCTCGAACCCGGCGCTCAATGTTCTGGAACTCTAGCCAAGCATCGTTGCCGTAGGTGTAGCTGATAAGCTGACGCAACTCTTTGCGCTGCTGTTCACACTGCTTTTGCGCCGCGAAAATATCAATGGCACTCTTTTGACTTCCGCCGCCGAACAGCGTTCTGAACGCACCCGGCGGTTCGTTAGCCTTCTGGGCGGCGTAGGAAATGTCAGAGACCGCCTTGCCCCATTCGGAGAGCTGAGACGCCATGTCTTGTATCTCGCGCCCAGCCGCAATGCCCTGCTTGAGCATTGAGAATGCTTTGCTCCCAACACTGAGCGCGACACCAATGCTGACGGGATCAAACATCTACAGGCTCCAGAACGGTGGGCAGGGAAACAGCGGATGAACCGCCAGCGCTATGTCCGCACTATACCTGCAAACCTTGACAAATACCATGCGGCCGTCGATCCAAAGGTGCGTGTACGCCACCCAGATCAGCGGCACATTCACTTTGCTAGGCTCCGGAGCAGAGCGTCGATCTTGGAGTCGAGGTTATCGATCCGGGCGATCAGCATGTTCATGCTGGACTGCACGTCAGTCTTGGTGACGTAGTCCCGCGCCATCTCTTCGCGGGTGCGATTGAGCAGGATTTGCAGGCGCTGCACCTCGTCGGAATGGCCTTTGAGAATCCAGCCCACGAGGGCGAGGATGGCTGACAGGCCTGCGCTCCAGAGCGTCTCAGTGGTCATGGCTTACTCCGGTTTTGCAGGCCAAGTTACGGTGTCCGGGAAACCCGGTTGCGCTGTGATGTCGCGAAGAGCTTGTCGATAGGTAAGCCAAACAACGGGGATTTGAATGCCAAAACTATCCTGTGCGTTTTGATCTACAGCTTTGACCACCACCCAGTCGCAGTCCTTTAGCAGGCTGTCGCGCTGAATGCGAATAGCCGAGGCCCGAGAAGCGGTGCGCTCGGCGATCTGCTCTACGGAAAGCGGACGCACGGAGGGTGCATACACCCAAGCCCCACCAACAAAGGTGGGGACGGGGGCGTACTCTACGAAGTGCGTCTCCGGATCGTGGTCCGGGGCCGGGGGAGTCTTGACCTCGTACACGCCGTACTCGGCCAGAACCTCGTCGGGGATGGTCCTCGGAAAGCTGGTGTTGGGGTTGTCACGGCGAAGCGCACCCACGCTGTAGGGGTACTGGACGATTGCGCCGTTTGTGGCCTTGACGAACATTGTGTATCCTTTCTGTTCGTTGGACGGGTTACGTCTTGAGCTGCTGTTGAACAACGCCGAGCATAATCTTTGCCTTCTTCTGCTCGAGCTTTTCAGAAGCGAGGAGGCCGCGGAGTTGACCTGCGAACTCGGACAGCTCTGCCTGATCCTGAGGCGGCAACTTTGCGATCTCGTCCAACGCAATCGTGTAGTTGTCGATGTTGATCTGGTAGTGCATGACCTCCTGCACTCGGGCCTCGAGCGACATCTGCAGGATTTCTTCACGGGTCTTAGGTGCTTCGGTGTTTTCCACGGATTCCTCTGGGTTGGCTATTTTTCGACGACGTACAGGCTGGGCGGAGCAGTTACTGGAAGAGTGGCCGGGTTAGAGTACTTAGCACGAAATCCAGTGGCATCAGACCACGGGTAGGCGGATATAAAGGGGCTGTTAGCATGTCCGACAATTATCGCTTCACCGCTTGGATGAAAAGCTACACTCTGTCCGGTGCCCGCTGGAAGAGTGGACGGATTAGAGTACTTAGCACCAAACCCAGATGACCAAGCATAGACCGAGATATACGGGGAGTTTATATGGGCAACGGCTATGGCATTGCCGCTTGGGCTAAAAGCTACACTCTGTCCGGCGCCCGTTGGAAGAGTGGACGGATTAGAGTACTTAGACCCAAAAGACCCGCCGGAAAAAGGATAGGCCGTGATAAACGGGGTGTTTTCGTGTGCAACGGCTACAGCCGTCCCCGCCGGATGGAAGTCTATACCATTCCCAGTCCCCGTTGGGAGGGTGCTCGGGTCTGAGAGCTTAGTCCCGAATCCGGCGGCGAAGGTCCAAGCATACCCTGCGATGCGCGGAGTATCATT